ACTAAACGTACCCGTTGCTGCTGAAAGTGCTCCACTAAACGTACCACCACCGTTTATAGTTAGAGTATCTACGCCATTCCAAGACAGCTTGTCTTTTAAGCTGAATTTACCATCATCTCCTAGGAAAAAAGCTGTGTTTGCGTTATTGTAAACACCAGTAGTATTAGGCGCTATCGGAGCTGATACAGTGCTTGTAGCAATCTTAACTCCACCAATAGCTCCAGATGTAGCTGTTATTGCTCCACTAAACGAACCTGTTGCCGCTGAAAGTGATCCACTAAACGTGCCTGTTGCTGCTGAAAGTGCTCCAGCAAATGTACCTGTTGCCGCTGAAAGTGATCCACTAAACGTGCCTGTTGCCGCTGAAAGTGATCCACTAAACGTGCCTGTTGCCGCTGAAAGTGCTCCTCCAATAGTAAGATTAGTTCCATCAAATTTAATAAATTGTGATAAATGTTCATCACTTCCGGTATCTGTAGCTGAAAATCCAAAAGTATATTTATTGGTTGAAGTGTTGCGTCCTAAAAAGAATCCTCCTGTTCCATCATTACTTTCATCTGTTTTTACAGTACCCCCAGTTTTTGATTTAATCGAACCTGCATCAGCAAGTATTAGACCTCCTCCAATAATCTCAAGGCCGTCAGTGGTAGTTGATCCAACTCCTCCCGTAAGATTTTCATTTCTTGTACCATCTTTATTTACATTATCTCTAGGAGTAGAAAAAGTATTCCACTGTAAAGTTCCAGAGTTATTTTTTATAATTCCTACACTTGCATCTTTTTCTTTATCAACTCTAAAGGTAACTCTTTTAATAGTAGTGCTACTTAAATCACTGTCCACAGCTCTATCTAATGTTGTAAAAGAACTTGTTACTTGTGTTACTTTTGCCGCCCGTCCCTCGACTAAATTTTCATTTACAGTATTTCCAATACTGATTATATCTCCTTTTTGTAAATGATTAGTTAAATCTGCTATAATTGTATTTGTCCCTTTTGAGATACTATACGTTCCAGATATATTTGTAAAACCAAAGTTTGTAAAGCTATTTCCGGTTCCGCTATCTCTAAAGAAAGGAATACTTAACATTGTATTATTATATTCCATTAATTCTAAACTAGTATTACTTGCATCTAAAATAATGTGCCTAGACTTACCCGAAGGAATTGCAGAGGCTACTTGCGAAGCAGAACTTAAAGTAATGATATTTTCTGGATCACCAATGCTCGAAATAGAAGTGCCAGGCAATGTAAAAGTTGTTCCATGTAAAAAGCCAACTCCATCAACAAGTGCTCCTCGTGGTATTCCTAATCCCATTCTTGAAACATGTGGCAAATCATCCTCTGTTCCTACAGTATGATATAATGTAGTCCACTCAGAAAATCTATCTCCTGTTGCAGTTACTGATCGAACTCTAAAAATATAATCATCAGGTCTTACGTTTTCAATCACAAAGTTTCTTTCATGAGATGAATAATTATTCACTTTTTGTGCTGCATTTTCTATATTATGTGCAAGTTCAAAGTTAGTAATATTGTTTTCTTCCATATCATCTGGAGGAGTAAATCCAACTTTTACAGTTAGTCTTCCTTCTGTTTGTCCGCTTTCTTCTGATTCAATAAAAACTGCTTTTGGACGCGGAACAATAATAGGTCTTGGTGAATACGTAGTTGCAGGAGCAACGTTTAAATTATAATCTTTATCAACAGCATCATATTTTTCATTAAAATGTTCTGCGGCTGAAATTGAAAATACATTTTTATCATTTTGTTGTATCGTTAGTATTTTGTACTGTTTTCGGGAAGCATTTGTTTCAAGAGTATCTGAAACTTCTTTTAGTGCCCAAACAGTCTCAGCAGCAGGAATAGTGCCAAAAGTTCCGCTTGCCAGTGTTGCATTTGTAGAAGAAGTATTTGGGTTTGTAATTGCATTTTCTTGTACGAAAGAATGATCTGCCCATCGTATAGGCAGTAATGATGCTCCAGAAGCATTAGTAAATGCGTTTGAAGCTTTTGCCTCTGTATCTAGGTCAACTAAAGTATATGTATTATCATTATCTGCATCAACAAATGCTTGTGGTATTCTATCTCCTTGATTATAAGTAATACTATTTACAGTAACAGGTTCTGTACCTGCATAAAAAGCTGCTGGAGCAGTAACAAGAGTAAGTAAAGTATAAGAATCAGCAGTATTGCTAAAAGGAACAGAACGATCAAAAATTATACTATTGCTTGCTGCAGATTTTACTCGACCACTAAACATTTTTCCACTACGATCAGAGTTTGCAATATTAACTACATCACCTGGCCGTAAAAAGTTTGCACCAATAGAGGTTTGAAAACTAACAATTTCAGTTTGATTTTGAGTTGTAAATAGTTTCCATCGTCCAAATCTAATCGCTTGAGATTCTGAAGTACAACCAAATGCAACAGCTTGACTCTTTATAATTTTTCCTTGCCGAAGAATTGCTTCTCTATCTTCAACAATTACAGGAGTGGGTTGAAAATCGTTTTCTGGTTCATTGTAAGTTACAGTGATTTGGTTAAACCTAGTTGTTCGTGCTGTTGTTTCATAATTAAACTGCCCAGCTAAAACATTACCTTTTGTAAAAGTATAGATAGGATCTGATGGAACATCTTGTACTGTTGCTAGTTTGCCGTCCATCCAATAAAGCATAGATGTAAACATTGATGCCATGTCTTTTAATACTTTGTAAACTTCCGTAGATTTTGATAAGTAAAGATTACAAGTAAATCTAGGCTCTGCTCCATAAACAGATCCCGTTGATGTTGCATCTGAGTTTGTAGTAATCGTAGTGCCATTATATGTAAAAGCATCTCCAACTGCACTTCCATCGCCTCTAGTATATGTTCCAATACTACTCCAATTTGATATGTTGCCAAGAGACTTTATAATATAAGCACGATTTTTTGTTAGATTTGTTGCGGCTTCTGCTCCTTTCGTAACAGTAAGAGATGTTCCGTCTTCTACTAGCTCATCACAGTATCGAGAAATTCTATACAAATCATACTTATCAATATTATTTTCTGTTAAAAATTCTCCTGCACCATATCTTTTATTAGTAATTATATCGTTAAAAACCCACGCTGGATTATCTGTATAGTGTAAATCAGAGTCATAAGTGCCGTCCCAAAAGTTTTTATATTCTGCAACATTGTTCAATGAATAGTCACGAGGAGTATAAGTGCTTGGTATTCGCACCATCAAACCTTTTACATCATAACTTCTCTTTGGATACTGGTTGAAGGTTTTAGAAGAAAATGCTACATTTGCATGCGCTGTATGAGGATAAACAAATCTATCATTTATTCTTACAAGCATACGACTAATTGCGGAACCTGCAACAACTTGATACTTTGCGTCATCTCCAGCTGCATCATTCTCTTTTCTAGTAACAGCACTTAGTCTAAATATACGAACAGTAAAATTAGTAAAAGGTCTAAGCTTTTCTAAGTCTATCACATGCTCAAATTCAATTGCTGCTCCAGCTTCATTTTTATGGCTAATTCTAGAAGTTACAGAATCGTTAGCAGCAAATATTGGTCTAAAGTTTTCTGTAACACTATTTCCTCCTGCATCAACTCTTGTTAGCTGAATTTGCATATCATAAGTAATTTTTAAAGGACTTTCTGATCCATCACTCTTTTTAAGTTGTTTAAGGCCGTTTGGATATTGTATTGCAAAAACTAATTCATCAATTTGTTGTATTTGAGTTGCTGATAAACTAAAGTTAGCAGGAGTAATAGTTGTCGGTCCTGAAGCTGCATCATCATCAAATGTAGTAGTAAAAGCTGTAATACTATTACTTGAAAGAAGTGAACTATCTGCTTGCAGTAAATTATTTTGAGCAGGCAAACTTGTTTGAGCAATACCCAAACCTGAACCAACTCCACGAACTGGATTTAAAGGTTTTTGTGCTCGCACTCCATTCCGAAACTGTACATCAACATTGTCAAAAGTTCCTACAGGTGCATCTCTATCATTAAAATCTCCTGAGTTGTTTTGTGCAGGCTCCTCTGTTAAAACAAAGGAATAATTAGTCCCTGAAGGAGGGGCAACCGCTACAGTAATAGTTCCTGCACTTACATCGATTGCAGTTACTCGAAATCTTTTTTGTATTCGCATTTGAAGTGGAGCAACATTTGAATCTGTAGTGCTTTCGTCAAGTACTCCAATTATTCCACACTGTGCTTCAAATACTCCTCGTTTACTGTTACTACCAGTTTTTCGACTAAACTCACCATACACACGATTTCCATTATTATGCGTAAGAACAGCATTCATATCAGAATTTTGTGCAGTTATTGCAGTATCAGGAAATCCAGTAGTACGTCTCAATAATTCAACTTTAGTTCTTTCGGGCATAGGAATGTTCTGTTGAGCTGCCGAACGATTTTTAAAATTAATGTCACTATTTTTTGTAAAAGTAAAACTATGTAAATCAGTAATTACTAAATGTCGAGTATAAGCTTCAGAAGAAGACGAGGTTAAGTCTGAAGGAAGCGTTGCCCCTACAATCGTTCCTGTAGTACCGCTAAAAGTAATTGTGCCTGCTGTAGCACTAGCAGAAGTGTTTTGTACAGGCTTATAGGCACGAAGACTTGCACCTTTCATTGGAGTATTATTTAAAAATACAGAACTTGTTCCTTCAACTAACCCTGAAATCGGTCCTTCACTAATTATATCTGTAATAGCTATAGTGGACTCTTTTGTCGCACTTGTCATGGTCGAGCCATTTTGTAGACCATTTATTTCAGCTTGTTGAGCGGTTGTAAGTCCTGTTGTCATTATTTTCTCCTATACTAAGTTTACAGCCGCAACGGTTTCAAGTGTTACTCCTGAAACACCTGTTCCCCCATTGCCTAATAAACTATCAGTATTACTACCGCTTCCGGCTGATACTCGTTTACCAGAATTTGCAATATTATTTCCAATAGGAATTCCTGGTACTCTCATTTGTCCGTAAACAACGGGAATCGGATCTCCTACTCTTCCATTTTGATTTGTTCCTTGATACACATAGCTTTCTTCTTGAGCACCGCTATCTACAGATGGATCAGGAGCCATCATTTGTGAAAGTCCTGCCATCGCAAGACTTACTGCTCCAAGGGCTAGAAACATTCCTGGGGTTGTTAGCGCAAAAGTACCTGCAGCTATACTACCTGTACTAAAAGTAGCACCTAATATCGCTGGATTAGTAATAACTACAATAGCGATGGCAATTGCTGCAATTATTTTTCCTACAGCACTTTTAGAACCAGCAGGAACGGGAGTAACAATCATATCGCCTTTACCATATTTTAATAATAAATCATCTGCTGATTCTAAAAATCGATCTGCAAGTTGACAAGTAAATCCAACACCTTTTTCATGGGAATCAACTAAGTACTGCTTAAAAGTTGGAAAATTTACATTCAAACACTTAAAAACATCCTGTGCCGAGTTAGCTTCTATGGTGAATTTTTCTCCAAATTTATTTGCCAGTTCTCCTTCAAGATACACTGTTCTCATCATAACGATACACTCCTGTTAAATATTTTATCCAAAATGGATAAAGATGTTCTCTGCATGATAATCTATTTACTGCATGATGAAAGAAACAATCGTTTCCAATATAAACACCACAATGATTGGGCACATCTGCCTCAACAGTAAATATTAATACATCATTTTCTTGAGGTTCTTTTACCTCTTTGTGATTCCATTTCTGAATTACATCAGAACAAAAATAATTTAATTTCTTTTTCCACCAGTCATCTTCAAAAGGTGCTCGGGGTGGAATAACTATATTTTTACTTAATAAGTAATCTCTCATTCCTTCAAAACAGTCTTGTATACCAAACTTATACTCTCTTCCAATTAAAGGATACTGTTTCTTTTCTGGTTCTATAATATTTAGTTCCATTTTTGGATAGGAAAATATATAGTAAGGTATTCCTATCGCATTACAATTATTTACATCTGCTATTGATGGCTCATTTGAAGCATCTGGATGATTGTGTACTATTCCAACAATATCATATTTTGACTTTATACGAAAATAGTCTGTAGAACACATTACAAAATCATCATCATTTTCTGCAACATTTTTACAAGGAAACCATTTTTTCTTTCCTTTTACGATTGCAAGAACACCACAAGCCTCTCGTGGATATTCATTGTGAAAATGTTCTTCTATCTCATGTAACATTATCTAAACTTTAGCAATCCCGGAAAACCACCAAAAGGCAATGGAATAGCTGAATTTAATGTTTCATCACTATTGTTGCCTTGAAAACGAATTTTACAAGAGTTCAAGGTTTTTCCACAGACATCAAGCCTTTGCCAGTATCTAGGATTTATATTTCTTCCTGAAGAATCTACCGGAGGATGCTGCTTTGTAGTATCACTACCATGTCCATGAGCAACAAGACATTTCCATATTTTAACATCTCCACCTACAAGAGTAAAACTATGAGCAGTTCCTGCTCCAGTATTTGTTAAACTTACTACTGTTTCACTATCAAAATTACTATCACTTGTTGATAGAGCAATCTGATCGCCAGTTAAACCAGCTGTTGAAGCTGTATCTCCAATAGTTGAAATAAAATACTTTGTTCCGTTTGTTAGTCCTCCTATGTCTGTTCCTCCACCATTTGAGTATGTAGCAACTGCTCCATGATTTAAAGCACCTCCAATATCTATACTATTATTAGTAGTATTTACAATACTTGCTGCTTGTGGATTAAATGTTACAGTAGAATCTGCGGGTCTAAAAACAGTCATTCTTATATCACCAACAGAAAATGTTGCTGTTTGAGAATACTCTGTAATATTTGTAGGTATTCCTGAATCAGTATCACTTGTTTTTGAGATAATATTGTCATTTACATCAAAATATCTACCATCACTATTTAAGTACCAACTACATCCTCCAGGTCTATTATTTCTTATTCCTTGATACTCCCAAGAACAGTATCTTCCTATCGCTTCTCTTGCAGGTACTACTCTACCTTGAATATCAAATGGCGACGCTAACTCAAACTCAACAAGTAAATTATCTTCTGAAGCAACTCTCTCTATAATAAATGTTTGAGAGGGAAACTCAACTGGATCTGTTGGTCCTGTTGATCCTGCTTTATATTCATCAAAATCACTATCACTTGCTTTTTTTACATGAGACAATAATGTTGTTCTATATACTACTGTAGATCCTAGCAAATCATCGTTTGATTGTAAATCAACACTATCTAATATACTTTGAATAGTAGTTTCATCTGCATCATTGGATGACTCACTTTCGCTTGCGCCATCATTATCTAAAGTTCTTCCTAGACTTACAATATTTGCAACTTTTAATGTAGGTCGGCTTGATGCTCCAGATGAAGAAAATTGTACTCCAGTAATATCAATCGGAACTGCAATATACTCATTTAAAGTTGCACTATTCGAAGAGTCTTGAAAGTATAAATTTTCTGAGCCATTATCAAGAGCTTTCGATAAGTATACAATAGTTTGGGCTGCATCAGTAAGAGTTATCTCGAATAACTCCACTAAAGAACTTGAAGTTTCTTGTAATTGAACTGTATCTATTAATGTCATGGTTCATAAACTCTTCTAAAAGTTGCGGTTAAACTATGTATTGTTTCTTGATTATAAGTAATGTTATAATCGTCACATACTACTTTAATTGTAGTATTTGTACTGGTATGATCAGAAACAGCAAAGTCAAAAGCAATTCCAGCTTTTACATCAAAAAATGCAGCAATTAAATTTATTTCTGAAGCGGGACGATTATTAAATGCAATAGAAAAGGTTTCTTCTTTTACGTTAACTCCATCCCCAACTCGTTGCTCATAACCATCTCCAAATGTTGCTACTAATACTCTTTGTTTTGCAGTACGACCTAAACCTCTGTCAGCAGTAACAGTAGTTGCATTATTTGAAACTCCTGCTTGTACATTTTGTGGAATTGTAAACTCAAACTTTGCCATTATGCTGCTCCATAGGGACTTAACATGCCACCATTACGTTTTTGCTTTGCAAGCTCTTGAACAACGGCTGCACTTATAGCATCCCCCAGTCCTTTGCCCATACTATTTTGTCCAGTTCCACTTACTGAAGTATTTGATTGTCCATCGTTTGCTACATTTACACTTACACTAACATTATTTACTTGTCCTGCTGCTCCTTTCATTTCCACAGGTATTTCCCTATTATTTGGTAATGGAACTACCGCTTCCGTTCCATGAAGCATTACAGGATAACCAGCATTAGAGCCGCTTGCTACTCCTCCACTAGAGTAACCCGGTATTTTATTTCCTCCTCCAAACATACCTCCGCTTCTCGCTTTTGGAGGTGTTGCAACTCCTCCGTCGCTAAATCCAGGTATGCCCATGGCTTGCAAAGCTTTCAACACAAGCATTTCAATAATCATTTTTGCAATCATTTTTAATACTTGTTGAGCCATATCACTAAATGCTTCTTTTGCAGACTTTGAACCATCGACAAGAGACATAAATGCACTTTCCATGCTGCTTTGTAAAGTTTTTCCTACTTCAAGACCTACCTCTTCTACAGTTTTCAAAGCATTCTTTGTATCCTCTAACTTATCAATATTATCAGTTACACCTGCGGTTGCGTTCGCTGCTTGAGTGTCGATATTTGCACTATCTGTAGACTTTGTTGTATTTAAATTATCTCTTGTATTTCCAATTGCAATTGCTGCGGCCTGGGCTTGGCCAGCTTGACTCTTGGGATCACTCTTTTTTCCATACAATGCTTCATCTGCTGCAATTTTTTCCATCTCTTTTTGAAGTAAGAGTAACTTTGCATCAAGAAGAATATATTCAAGATCAAGAGCAGTTTGTTTTGCTACTCTTTCTTGTTCAATTATATCAAGTTTAGTTTTTTTCAAGTCTTCTGCAAGCTTTAACTCCATATCTGCTCTTGCACGCTCAATTGATTTAGTATCAAGAGGAGTCTCTCTTTTCATTTTTGCTATATTTCTTTCTATTTCTGCTTGTTGTGTTTTTTCTGCTAAATCAAGTTGTGTTTTCTGTGCTCCGATATCTTTCATAAGTATATCATTTACTTGTTTTGAAGCATTTGTTATTTTATTATCTGTTTTTATTTTAAAAATTTCAAGTTCAATATCTTTTAAATCTTGCTTTAGTTGTAATTCTTGATCTGCAAGATTTTTTTGTTCTTGTTGAGTTGCAGATTGTAATCTTAGTATTTCTAATCTTTTATTTTGCTCATCTGTTGCACCTTTCTCTGATTTTGCTACTGCATCATTAATATTTTTTATCTCAGCAGATGTTGCATTTATTTTATTCTGCGCAGTGGACTGTTTTACTTTTGCATCTGCAATTGCTTTCTCCACAGGATTTCTAATTTGTGCATTCTTTGCTGCTTGTAATCCTGTTTCCATTTCGGCTTTTTTACGTACGTGTGCCGCATCATTAATTTGTTTCATAAATTCAAGTTCAGAATTTAATGTATTTAGTCTTTCTTGATCAGTAGCCGAAAGTTCTCCTCCCTCAGCTAGGGCTGCTTGTTGTTTTAAAAGATTTGTTTTTTCTGCATTTAGAGTCACCATTGCTTGTTCTGTAGCGTTTAAAGGTGCAAGACCTTTCATGAATTGTTGCGCGGCAGATAGTGAATCTTTTTGTAATCGTGGATACTCTTTTAGTGTAGTTCCAAGCCCTTTTGCTTCTTCCGCGGCTGCAGCCAATTCTTTTCCGCCTACTCCATCTTGAAGTGCCTTTTTATATTTATCAAAAGCTGAGAAGGTTGCTCCGCCCATTGACTCTTCAAGTAAAGCAATAGCTTCAAGTTGACGATCAACAAATGTTTTTGCTTCCGCTCCTCCCTCAATTTTTTTAGTTCGTCTTGATCGTCTTCCCCTAGACCCGCCCCTTGCGAGCCCTGTTGCACGATCTGTCTGCGCTTTTGCTGTTGTAACGGTTCTCTGTAGCTCTGCACCTGTTATTGCTCCAATTTGACTTCCAATACCTGCTCCTAAACCTTTGATTGCAGATGCTGATCCA